CTGACTTTGGTGAGCCAATTCGTGAGTTCACTCAACCCGGTGGCGAGGCTCCTTACTCAGAGAACACTAAGAAGCGTTTAGACAGCAATGCAGAGCAATCCAAGATGGATGCTAAGAGAGTTAAGCAGGATGATAATGCTCCAAAGACTTCAGCAAGAAGTGGACTCCGTGGCATGTTTACAGATTCTCAACTTCAATCTTTAAGAAATTGCCATGAAGGTGATTCTGAAAAGATTACTCCATCTTTAGTTGAAAAATGCAAAAAGTTAGGTCTTTGCGATGAGACGGGGCAATTTACAGACAAACTAAAGCAAATGCTTGATCAATACGTTGAAAAATCTGGAGATGGTCCAGAAGGGTTTAAAAGCCTTTTCCCAATCTCTTCAGTTAAATCTTCAGGTCCAAATGAAATGACCGTTGACGAAGCAATCGAAATCGTGGCCAAATCCGCATTGCTTGACCACCCACCTTCTAGCGTTGAGGGAGGAAGGTTCGAATTCAAACCGCTTTCCTTGGAAGAGGTAATAGCAAGTGCTAAGGTGCATGGCCAAGCCGGTGATCTGGACCCTCACTATAATCAAGACTCTGATAACTATGTTATCGAAGTCACTTATTCCGACAAGGGCTGGGCTGCTGTCTATGAAGTTGGTCCAACGACTGGACCTATTCTGTGGTCGGATTAAAAAAATGTACAAAGACAATCTGCTGGGCTAACTAATATAATGTCTAATCAATCAGATATAAATCATTTATTTATCATCAGAGAGCGAAGAAAACAAATCCCCAGAAACTGGGCAAAAAAAGGCTCATCCTCAATGAAGTTGAGTGGGTGGCCCGCCAAAAGGCTGAAGTCTGAAAAGCAATTAGCAATCTTAAAAGATGCTGCATATGCCGCAAACGCCGCGTGGCAAGAGGCATGTGTTTACGCTGGACTTAATCAAGAGAGTTCAGAAGCAGATAATTTACCAGAGGCTTTGGTAGCAGATGATGCTTGGGATGCGTATGAAGAAGCCCAAAGAAAGCACAATGAGTTGCTTCAAAAGCAGAAAGTACAGAAGAGAAGACATTATGAGTTGAGATATCATGAGTTGAAAAGACAAGAGGCGGAGAAGGCATATGGGGTGCGGAATGAAAAAGGGGGATCTAATCAATCAGATATAAATCTATTCACTACGTTTGCCCCCACTTTCGTAACTAATGAAAAAACAAAAACTTCTTATATGAAAGAATCTGTAGAACAGGTTTGGCTATCAGGTTGGGATCCGATTCGAAATCGGGCGTTTAAAGAACCTAAGTATTATCCAAACATAGGTAATCAAATGTTCGAGGCTAAGTATACAAAACAAGAGATCTATGATATACTTATAAAAAATGGAACAAGTCCAGAGGAAGCGGAATATTACATTGATGATTTCCGTGATTATGGCTCTGGTGGCCGTGGTGGATTCCTAGAAGGAAATCAATTTGCTCCTTCGGGTCCACAAGTAAAATAAAATGGATAAATAATAAATGCCAGAATTTCCCAAGTTAACGTCAGATCAGAAGGTAAAAGTAATTGAAGGAATGGGAGGGACTCTTCCAAAAAGCGATCTTAGAAAGAAGATTGCTGCTTGGGAGGCATATGACCTTGCAAAAAGTGGTTCTGAGAGTCCCGATAGCCTAGAGAATACCATTGGCGCTATGAGGCAAAATAGAAAACTTTCTTCTGAGTTTTCAAAAAATAGGCGAGTTTCGTCTATCAACAAGACAGCAGCCGGTGGTGGCGACTATATCGCTGCTATTCCTCGTTTCTATGACCCCGTTGAATATTGGGAACTTTCTGGCATTCCTTGGAATATCCAGAATGATACACATCGCAAGAAGTTGTATCAATGGCTGCGTCTGTATTACATGACGCACTATCTCGTCCCCATTTTGATTGACATTTTCACAAGATTCCCATTGGTAGGAATGGAACTAAGTTCAAAAGATCCAAAACTAACTCAATGGTACGAGGACCTGTTCTTTGATCGTCTTGACTATCAGGAGTTCCTTGTCCGTCTTGGTCGTGAATACTGGACCGTTGGACAAGCATTCCCCCTTGGCTCGTTTAACGAGACTCTTGGTATCTGGGAGCGCGAGGAACTTATCAACCCTGAAGATGTGGTACTAAAGCAGTACCCACTCCTCGGAACCCAACAGTTTGAGATTAAGCCTCCAGAATTCTTGAGAGAACTTGTGGCAAAGCGTAGTCCCGCAACAGATTACCAAACCCTTCTCAGGGATTGGCCGGAACTTATTCCATATCTACAAAAGAACGAAAACATTCCAGTTTCTAATGTCTTAATGAAGCAGGTTGCATTTAAGATTAATGACTGGGACGTACACGGGACCCCACTGCTTCTAAGAGGACTTCGCACTCTCATGCATGAAGAGAAGTTGATGGCTTCTCAGGATGCGATTGCGGAACGTCTATACTCACCACTTATCCTCGCCAAGTTGGGTGTTCAGGACATTGGAGATGGCGTACCGTGGATGCCCGGTCCAGACGAGTGTGAGGCGTTTAGAGATGATATTGACATTGCGCTTGCCTCAGACTTCCGCGTACTTGTTCACCACTTTGGTATTGATATCAGCAGCGTCTTCGGGCGTGAGCAAATGCCAAACCTTGGGGAAGACTTTGATAGAGTTGAACGTAGGCTTATGCAACTGTTTGGTGTAAACCCAAGTCTACTTGGTGCGGGTTCAAGTGCCCAGCCATATGCATCATCAGCACTACAGGCAGAGTTCCTCAATCAGATCCTTCGCACCTACCAGAACTTCCTAAAGAAGCACTTTATAGAACGTGCCCGAGTTGTTGCAGAGGCAAATGAACACTACGACTATGAACAGCGTGGCGACACTCGCGTTCCTATAATGGAAGAGCATATTGAATATGATGAAGAGGGCAATGTTATGGTTGTCGAAAGGCACAAATTGCTTATCCCAGACATTACCATGAAGGTCCTTGATCTCCGAGACGAGGCCACGCAGCGTCAGTTCCTTGCACAACTTAAGTCTTCTGGTGTACCGATCTCCGATCAGACGTTTATGGTCGGGCTTCCATATACCTTCAAGGAAGAGTTGGCGAAATTTGAGGAAGAAGCCATTGAGAAGACTGTTGCTCAACAGCAGGCTAAGGTTAAGATCTATCGTCTACTTAAGGCTCAGAATCTTCCTATTCCTCCAGACCTCTTGATGGAGATTATGTCCTCTGGCCTTGATCCCAACGCGGGCCTTGATCCTAACGAATTCCCAGATATGCAAGAGATGACCCCTGAAGCCGGTGGTATGATGCCACCAGAGGCCGAAGGTGGCCCACAGGATGGTGGCATTATCGTGCCACCAGAGCCGGGTGGTATTACACCAGCGGCACAACCAATTTCAGCACAGCCGGGAAGTATGCCAGAAGTATCGAATGAACGAACTCCACTCCAACCTCCAAGTCAAATGACAAGTAAGGTTGTTGAAGATAAGAAAGATCGTCTTGTGGAGAAACTTATTCTTCCAAAGAATGCTAAAAAGATTTCTTTAATCAGAGATGACGTTGACAAGCCCATTGATGATGCTGTAGAATCAAAAGAAGAATAGTTTATTTAATTCAAGTAAGGAGTATTAATGGGTACAGATTCAACTGCCGGTGGAGGCTCAAGTTCTCCTCTAGATGATTATAAAGAAATAATCATTGATTGTCACATTGAGGGGATGACCGCTGGGGCTATCTCGCGGTTCTTGACAGACCGTTATAATATTTCAACTTCAGACCGTTCGGTACGTCGCGCTATTGATCGTTGGGATAGTGAGATTTATACTTTCAATGCAGAAAAGTCTCCTATCGCCGCAGCAAGCCGTCGTCTCGCAAATGAAGAAACTGAAGAGGATCGTCTGCGAGAAGAATTGGTTGGTTCTAGTAAAGAGTTGATTCGAATCAATTCTGACCTTAAGCATACTCTTAAGATGGTTAAGCAATACGAAAATATTGTTGATGATCAAGATCGCGTTGCGAAGCGCATTATTCAGGCTATGGAGGCTAATCCATATGAGCCAGTCTTTAGGCTCGGCCCCAATTCTGCAATTGGAGATGATCCACACACGATGGTTGCCCTCGTTTCGGATGCTCACTATGGCGAAGTTGTTGATATGTATAATGTCAACTATAACATGGGCGTCTGTGCGGAACGTATGGAGTTCCTGTCTCAGAAGATTACACGCTTTCGTGAGATTAAGTGCGCAGAGTACCCAATCAATAAGATTGTCCTCGCATTCCTTGGGGATATGATTAGTGGTAATATTCACGAAGAGATTGCAGAGAGTAATGAGTCTCCCGTCTCTGATCAGTTTGTTGGCATGGCTCACCTGATGGTGGATATGATTGGGGCTATGTCTGAAGTGTTCCCAGAGGTAGAGGCCATTATCATGCCGGGTAATCACCCACGCATTCACTACAAGCCTCGCCACAAGAGGAAGTATGATAACCTTGAGTATATGATGGGTAAGATGGTTCAGTCCATTGTTCAGGATATCCCCAACGTAAATGTTATCGTTCCAAAGGACCTTATTTATATCCATGACATTGCTGGCCATCGTGTCGGTATGACTCACGGTGATGGATACAAGTCATCAAGTTTTGCAGGCATCCCGTTTTACGGGCTTGCAAAGAAAAGGGCTGCTTTTCAAGAGGGTTTGAAAAGCCTTGGTATGCCCTCAGTTGATATGCTTATCATGGGTCACTTCCACCAGTTGCTTTGGTGGCCCGGTCGCGGTTGTGATCTCATTGTTAATGGTTCCATTAAGGGACCTGATGAGTATGCTTTCGATACCATGCACGCAGGAGATGAGGCACAACAGGCTCTTATCACCATGAACCACAAGCACGGCATCACATCATTTGAACGTATCAATCTCGGATCAATTAGTTAGGAGAAGTAAATGGCTATCGCTAATACAAATAATAGGCCAAATAACCATCGCAGGAATAACAACAATAATAAGAAGGGTCCCCGAAACAACTGGACGGCATACAAGAATCATCCCCGTTCGGTTTGTATTACTGTTTATGATATGCAGGGGTCTCCAATCTCGGATGATGTTGTTAATCGAATTATTGCTTATGCAGAGGAGTCAGTTAAGGCTAGTAATCTAAATAGCCTTGCAATCGCAGTTAACAGAGGTTAAGTAAAATGACAACAATTAAAGTTAGTGTGGGCCTTACCTCTAAGGTAACTAACCCACGCAATCAATATGAGAATGTTGTTTTTTCTCGCTCGTATGGTCACGAAGAAGCGCTTGCTCCTCGCCCGGAAACGGAAGAGGATCAGGTTGCATATGATGAATATGTTCGCTCTCGTCGTGCTTCTATTGAGGAAGAACTGCGGATTCATGCCGAAGATGCAATCCAAAATGAAATTGATAATTTCTATAAGAGTATGACAGAGGAAGCGTCCGAGGGATGATTATCGGACTGCATGGGCACAAAAGGGTAGGTAAGGATACGGTGTATGAAATAATCCGATCCTCTTACCCCCATGCAATTAGACTCGCCTTTGCGGATAAAATCAAGGAGAGCCTAGCGGCTCTCTTTGGTGTTTCTATGAGAGAAATAGACACCCTCAAAGAAGAGGGCGGGATGTTTAAAGTCGAAAGTTTTAGTTTTGAGCATTCCTATAGTTGGAGAACTTTTGCTCAGAGGTACGGGACAGAAGCCCACCGAGAACTATTTGGCGATAATTTTTGGGTAGATATGACTCTCCCTTTTGACGGTGAACACGATTGGGATGATAGCAAGCACTTAGTTATTGTAACGGATGTTCGTTTCAAAAACGAAGCACAAAGAATTTTAGATCTTGGTGGTCATATTATCCATTTAGTACGCACAGAGTTAGATAAGAAT